TTGAGTGTTATAAAAATGGCAAAGCTTCAGGGATTCACATGGGCGAGAGAAGACCATTTAAACCCTATCGAAATTCCGTTTCCAAACTTATTGAATTTTTATAGTAGCAAGGTTGTTACTTACAGAGACAATGAAAAAACATTGTGTGAAGCATCTGAAATCGTCGAAGATGAAGAAAAAATTAAGGATGCAGTAAAACTTGTCAGAACATTTGCTGAATACCCAGACAGAACAGCATTGACGGGCTCATTTATCAAGTCCTTGAAGTTACTTGCAGATACTGTAGAAAGTCAGATGGAAGAGGTGAAGTAGATGAGTAAGAAAGTGAAGTGCTGTGAGTGTGCTTCTTTTTTAGGCTGGGCTTTGCCTGAGCGAGTAGATAAAGATAACTACGAATACGCCAAAAGAGTTTTCGAATTGGCTTCTACTACAGGAGTATGTGAATACAGCATGAAAACCAAACAGATGGCACATGAGCAGTATTGCAAACGATTTGAAAAGAATAAATATTTAGAGCAGGAAAGCGAACCTTTTAAACAGGAAATTTTGAACCTTAAAAATGCGATTGCAGAGTATGAAAAAGAAAATTTTGTGGAAGTAGACGAATCGTGGAAAGTTCTATTTATGAAAAGATTTCAAGAGGTGAAATAGATGGAGAGATTAACAGAAAGATACGATATTGCACCAGATATAACCCCACAGCTCGCCATATCAGCATTCGCGGTACTACATCAATATTGCAACTCAATCAGTCCACATGACTGCATCAGATGCACATTTTACGAGCATTGCCCGGAGTGTTTCATGGGGTGTCCGGGAGATCAGGGTGAGACAATAAGAAAATTACAAGACAATGAATAGAATTAGAGAGTCGGCATTTACCGGCTCTTTTTAGCACAAAATTCCTCAAACATGTACCACAACTTTTCTACTGACCTGTGATAGAATATACTCAGAAGTGTTACTATGGGATTTTATAGCCAGAAACGAGGTGGCAATATGGCAAACTTAAAAGCAGCTACAAGAAAACTTCAAAAAGCTATATTATCCACCGGATTAATCATAAAAATCGGAACATCGCAATTCTATAGCCATGAACAGGAACGATTGATAACAGTAACAATTATATCAACACCTACACTTCACCTCACAAAAAGAGGTGAATGGAAAGATTGTGATTACGAAATATTACGAACTGCATCCCAGTATGATGTGGTCATGTGCCTAAAAGAAATATGGGAGGCGGTCAGAAAATGAGGATAGACAGAGGTGATTAGATGGATTTAACGCCTAAGCAGAAAGCGTTTGCAGATGAATATATAAAGAATGGCGGGAATGCATCTGATGCCGCGAGAAAAGCTGGGTATGCTGAGAAAAACGCAGAAGTAATAGGAGCGCAGAACTTAAGAAAACTTAATATTTCTGCATATATAGCCGAAAAACAGTCTCTCATTGAAAAACAAAAAGGCACTGACATCATGTCTCTGGCAGAAATTCAGCAACGCCGTTCTATGATCGCAAGAGGTGAGCTGACCGATTCATTCGGATTCGCCCCGGACTTCTCCGATCAGCTAAAATCTATGAATGATCTGGAAAAGACGCTCGCCATAAAAGAAGCCAGAGAAGAGCAGCGGAAAGCAGAAGAAAAAGCCAGATTACAAAGTGAATATCATATTGATCTGGATATTGTCCCGGACGTATTTCATAAAATGATTAGAGATATCCGGAAAAAGAAACATAGCGAATACATTCTTCCTGGCGGACGTGGTTCCATGAAATCCTCGACTATATCTCTGATTATACCGGAACTGTTGAAGAATAATCCGAATATGCACGCTCTGATCCTGCGAAAAGTCGGAAACACTATCAAAGATTCTGTTTATGCTCAGATGAAATGGGCGATTGATAAATTAGATCTAAACGAGGAATTTGTATGCAAGGTATCTCCCATGGAGATTACATATAAGCCCACTGGACAGAAGATCTACTTTCGTGGTGCTGACGATCCATTAAAGATTAAATCTATTAAGCCAGAGTTTGGATATATCGGAATAGTCTGGTTTGAGGAGCTTGACCAGTTCGCCGGACCAGAAGAAATCCGTAATATCCAGCAGTCCGCTATCCGAGGCGGAAACGAAGCGTATAAATTCAAATCGTTCAACCCGCCTAGAAGTAAAAACAACTGGGCAAATGAGTACACGGCAGAAGCAGAAGAAAAAGATGATAGTGCGCTGGTTGTGCATAGCACCTATCTTAATCTTGACATCGAGCAGGAATGGCTCGGAGACATATTCCTTGCAGATGCCGAACATCTAAAAGAAGTAAACCCAGATGCTTACGACAATGAGTATTTAGGGCATGCTAACGGAAATGGTGGAAATATCTTTGAATACATCGAAGAAAGAACTATCACAGACGAAGAAATTAGTCACTTTGATAGAATTTATCAGGGCAATGACTGGGGATGGTTCCCGGACCCGTATGGATTTATCAGACTATATTATGATTCTGCCAGAGAAACAATATATTTCATTGATGAAATATATGAGAATAAGAAATCAAATGAATGGACTGCAAAAGAAATTAAACGGCGCGGATACGATGATTACACAATCACAAGTGATAGCGCAGAGCCTAAGTCAGTAAATGACTATAGAGATTTTGGATTACCTGCTAGACCAGCAATCAAAGGACCGGGAAGCATTGAATATTCAATGAAGTGGCTGCAAAGAAGAAAACTCGTGTTTGACCCTGCCAGAACTCCGAATGCAAGGAAAGAGTTTAAAAAGTATGAATACGAGCGAGACAAAGATGGAAATATCATCAGCGGTTATCCAGATAAAGATAATCATCTGATTGATGCAACCAGATATGCCACAGAATCAATGTGGACCAGAAGAGGTAGCAGTGCATAATGGGACTTATTACAACGTTAAAAAGGTGGTTTAACATGATTTTCAAAAAGCAAGCTGAAGAGGATTTTAATATCCAGGCAGCAGAATTTCCAGAGATGGAATCACTGATCAACCGGTGCGCGAACATTTACAGGGGTGCACCGGAATGGCTAGATGATAAGAATAACATCAAGACGATTAATTTTGCTAAATCTGTCTGCTCAGAAACAGCACGGCTCGCAACACTGGCGATTGGCATTCAGATCGACGGTTCCGCAAGGGCTACGTGGCTACAGGGGCAGATTGACAAAGTATATTTCCAGATCCGTCACTGGGTAGAATATGGCTGTGCTTACGGAACGGTATTTATCAAACCGAACGGTGAGAGCCTTGACGTATTCACTCCGGCTGACGTGATGATTGTGGACTACGACAATCAGGAAATTAAAGGGATTATATTCAAGGATTCTTATATAGTTGGACGGAAATACTATACAAGGCTTGAATATCATCGTTTTGTTGAGACTACGATAGATGACGTAACGACCTATCCGTATTATGTTTCCAACAGAGCTTACGTGTCGAAATCCCCTCAGTCAATCGGATATAAGATTGACCTTAAACAGACCAAATGGGCTGACCTCATGGCAGATACACCGCCGATTCTAAAAGCGAATGGCGAGAAGCTGGACGGACCTCTGTACGGAGTACTGCGGACACCACAGGCAAACAACGTGGATATTAGTACGCCACTGGGCTTACCAATATTCGCAGAAGCCATTGAGGAACTGAAAGACCTCGACATTGCATACAGCAGGAACGCAAAAGAAATCCTTGATTCTAAGAGGATTGTCCTGGCAGATGAAAGGTTACTCCTTCCAAGTGGATTACCTGTATCCTCTATGACACCACAAGCCATGAATCTTAGAACAAAAGAATTTGGGCTTCCAGATTATGTGAAGAATGTTTTTGGAGATGATGCAGGGTCTTTCTATCAGGAAATAAATCCGATACTTAACACTGATACCCGTATAGCCGGCATAAATGCCCTTTTAAGCCAGTTAGGATACAAAATTGGATTCTCCAATGGATATTTCGTATTTAATGAATCTAGCGGCATTCAGACGGCTACAGGAGTGGAAGCGGAACAGCAGAGGACAGTTCAGTTCATCAAAGACGTTCGCGACAAGCTGGAATCCTGTCTGGATGAAGTAATTTACGCATTGAACGTTTACGCTGACCTGTACGGACTTGCACCTGTCGGAGCTTATGAAGTCAATTATGATTTCGGAGATATCTTGTATGTCAGAGAAAATGACCGTGCGAGATGGTGGCAGTATGTGACTACTGGTAAGGTTCCAGCATGGCTGTATTTTGTGAAGTTCGAGGGAATGACTGAGGAAGAAGCGAAAGCAATGGTCAAAGAAGCCCAGCCAGACGAACCGAAATTATTTGGAGATGAGTAGTTATGTTAAGCCCAGAGTATTTACGCCGGATAACAGAGGGCAGTGAACAGATTGCAGAAGAACTGCATCAGTATATCATCTCTGAGATCGTGTCGAGAATGATGGCAAGAATTGGTAGAGGTGAAGATTATATTCTGACCAATGCTGATGCATGGAGAATCAGAACACTGCAAGAATCTGGCGAACTGCTAGAGGACATTCTTGCAGAATTATCCAGATACACCAAACGTGAACAGCAGGAACTTCTTGAAGCGTTCGAAGATGCCGGAATCACTGCAATGAACTATGATGACAAGGTATATAAGGCGGCGGGATTAAGCCCTGTACCGCTCGAACAATCCCCAACTATGATAAGACTCATGGAGCGGAATATGCTTGCGACTATGGGCGAGTGGAAGAACTTCACGCGAACAACCGCAAGTGCCGCTCAGAGACTCTATATCGAGCAATGCGACCTTGCATATAATCATGTGATGACTGGGGCGGTCGGGTATACGCAAGCCATTAAAGAGGCGGTTAATAACGTTGTATCAGATGGCGTTACCGTCACATATCCATCTGGCAGGAAAGACACAATTGAAACCGCGGTTGCACGTTCTGTCAGAACTGGTGTGGCTCAAGCTACAGGAGATATATCCCTAAAGCGCATGGAAGAAATGGACTGGGATTTGATTCTGGTCAGTGCACACATAGGAGCCAGAACGGGCGACGGTGGTGAAAATCCGGGAAATCACTCATGGTGGCAAGGCAAGATATACTCTCGTTCTGGCAAGAGTAAGAAATTTCCGCCATTCTCACTGACCGGATATGGAACGGCAAGCGGATTGTCAGGGGTCAACTGTCGGCATAGCTTTGGGGCAAGTGACGGGGAATTTAATCCTTATGCAGAACTATCAGCGCAGGATAAAGCCAACAAAGGCAAACAGTACGAAAAAGAACAGAGACAACGTACTTATGAGCGGAGAATCCGTAAAACGAAGCGTGAAGTCTTTGGGCTACAAACAGGAGTCGACAATGCACCGAATGAAAAGGCAAAATTCGCATTACAACAAGATCTTGACCGGAAGTCTTATCTTTTACAGAAACAAAATGCTGCATACAAAGATTACTGCAAGCAGAACGACCTGAGGGAACTGCAAGACAGGCTCATGATTGCGAAGTGGAACCGCCAGAACGCCGCAAAAGCCAGAGGAGCGGCGAAACGATATAAAACAGCAAAGGGGATTGACTGATGAATAGATGGGAATATTACAATCCGAATCCTGCCGGGAATCGAGTCGGAGATTGCGTTGTCCGAGCAATATGCAAAGCAACCGGGCAGGACTGGGAAACGGTATTCACCGGATTAATGATACAGGCGTGCACTCTGTCAGATATGCCAAGTGCAAATTATGTCTGGGGTGCGTACCTCTATAAGCACGGATACAGACGTAAGCTGATAGAACAGTCAGAGCGATATATCTATACGGTCAACGACTTCTGTACAGACCATCCGACAGGCACATATATTCTCTGCATAGATGGTCATGTGGTGACGGTACAAGAGGGCAAATATTTCGATACATGGGATTCCGGCAACGAGATTCCAGTATATTACTGGGAAAAGGAGTAGCTAAATGAGCATATCAGAATTTGTACAGATTTTCCTCTCTATCTGTGGAGGGGTGTCCATTGTCGGAGGGGCGGCAGCCGTAATCTTTAAGTGGATTACACCGGCGTTCAGACTTAATAAGCGAGTAGAGACACTGGAAGAACATGACAAGCGAGATTATGAAAGTCTTCAGAGAATTGCAGAACGTGACTCATTAATCCTGGAAGTGTTATCGACTATGCTGGATAGCCAAATCAGTGGGAACAATGTCGAGGAGTTAAAAAAAACAAAACAGAAACTCACGGAGTATCTTGCACAGAATCAGCGTTAATTGCATTAATAAGGGGTATGCTCATGAAATTATATGTGTTCACTAAGAAAGATATAGACAGGTTCTTGATAGAGTGTAATTTCACGCCGGACGAAGAAAAATTGTTCCGGCTGAGATGTAAGGAATATACACTCGAATACTGCGCTGAGCAAATGAACGTGAGCATATCTACGGCGAAACGATTAAGCCGAAGGGTAAACAATAAAATAATTAAAGTGTGTTAAGACGACAATAAAAGTCCCCGGGATTATCTCCCAGGGGCTTATTTTTTAATATTCTGTTACTTTATACAGGGCTTTTTCAAACCCTGTTATCTGGGGTACTATATCGGTGCATCCCTCCACATCTTCCGGGCAATAGTTCCCGTTGTTGGAATGTACGACATAGAATTTTTCTATATCATGCCCAACTATTGTGTATGGCCCAGTAAAAGTTTCCACTGGGATTTCTTGACCCGTTACCGGGTTTATTTTTGCTTCCTTACTAATCACATTATATTTCATTTGTCTTATCCTCCGCTCTTCTTCTCCCATTTTTTTAACAAAAATCTTCTTTTACAATCCTTTCAAGCAGTTTTATCACATATTCTGGAGGATTACGTTTACCACCCTCCCAGTTTTCTATGCTTCTTTTAGGAATACCATATTTTTCAGAAAAAGCTTGCTGCGTAAGTCCAGATAGTGCTCTAATTTCGTGAAAATCAAGAGGATCTGGAGAAACTTTTTCAGGAAAAACATCCTCCTCTCTCACCTGATAAGAAAAGAATCCCATCGAGGACGGAAGAATCCTGAAATAAAACTCTTCATCATCTTCCTCTACCCAGATTTGCTGCAAAAATATCTTTGGACAACGCTCATTCAATACAAACTTCTCGTCTGAATCAGAGTAAACACAATAATCGCAGTGCCCGCCCTCATTAGTTATTATTTTCTTTATTTCATCATAAATAAATTTTGTTCTAACATAACGAACTATGCGCAGTATTTGTTCTCTACGAAGATCTGGAAATAAAACTTCAATTTGTTTATACGTTTTGCTCCAAAGCCACATATTATATTTATTATCTAATTCTATTGAGGTATCAATATAATAATCTGGACAAACAGACAGAAGATGATACACTGTATCAATTATCTCCTTATCTCTAACCGGAGGAATCAATTCTGTTTCATTCGGAAAATCAAATGGTAAAAGGCTCGACTTCTCCTGATTCTCAAGATCATGTTTTACCATGTTCAAAAACTCTTCGTATTCGTATTTTTTTAACATCTTATTTTCTCCCCTTTCTTTTTTCTTTCATCATAATACTTTAGTGCTTCATAAAAATTGTCTTCGCACCAACCTCCTTCGTCATAGAGTATTTCAACCCATTTTGCCTGTGGATTTCTTGGTTTTACAGCATATTCACGATTATTAATAAACCAGCTTGCTTCTGTAATGGTGAATAAAATATTTACGGTTTCTTTTACTCTTTCTAATCTTTTGACACGGCTATTAACTCTGTGATATTCAACAAGACTGTTTCCATACTCGATCATTTTCTTACGGATATCCTCAGCCCAGGCGATCTGCTTTGGACTACCAATCAGTTCCGGTAATTCTTTACACATATTCTTTGCTTCCCTCCATGCTTTCTTGAGACCAGAGGAAATAGACATTCTCATTTTCTTAAATAACTCCCATGCTCTTTTCATTATTACCGCTAAATTATATTTTTTCATGTCCTTTTCCTCCTTAGTTTTCTTATTTCCTCTTTCTGATATTATAATACCACTCAATGAGTGATAAGTCAATACTTTTTTGACACTTTTTCGAACTTTTTAGATCGATATATCTATGCAAAAATATAGCTATAGAAAGTCATAGAATAAGTCATAGAATAAGTCATAGGAGGTGTACGAGATGGCATTATACAACAATCCTTATCAATACAGTTTTGGTGTTCCGGGACAAATGAATCAATTCCAGCAACAGCCTGTCCAGATGCCAGCTCAACCAGTACAGCAACCCCAGCAGAACAACAATGGCATCCTGTGGGTATCCGGCGAAGTCGGCGCAAAATCCTATCTGGTAGCACCCGGGACAAGCGTTTTGCTGATGGATTCAGAATCAGAAAAATTCTTTATAAAATCCACAGACGTTTCCGGTATGCCACAACCATTACGGACGTTTGAATATCACGAGGTAGGCACTCAGATGCCACCTAAACAGCCTGTTCAGAACATGGACAGTAAATACGTCACCAGACAGGAATATGACGATTTAAAGGGCAAATACGAAGCTATCATAAACCGATTAAATTCTTTTTCTGAACCTGTTAGAGCTAATGCCGTGCAGGAATCAGCAGCCAAGGGAGGAAATGCAGATGAGTAATCCATTGTTTAATGCACTTGGTGGTGGAATGCCACAGGGGAATGGGCCAATGCAGATGATACAGCAGTTTATGCAGTTTAAGCAGAATTTTAAGGGAGACCCGAAGGAAGAAGTTGAAAAGATGCTGCAATCTGGGAAGATTTCCCAACAGCAACTTAACCAGGTTCAGCAGATGGCAGGGCAGTTTCAACACATGCTGAAAGGAATGAAATAGTACATTACAATCTGGCCAGATTGATGTAAATACACAATAAAGGAGATTATATTATGGATGGAAATTATAGCTTATCAGATATTGCCGCTGCTACTGGAAACGGTAGAAATAATGACGGCATGTTTGGTGGAGATGGTAGCTGGTGGATTATTGTTTTATTCATTTTTGCTTTCTTCGGATGGGGAAACAACGGCTGGGGCAATAACGGTAACGGTGGTGGATATACAGCCACAGCAGCTACTCAGGCAGATATTCAGAGAGGATTTGACAATTCCGCAGTAATCAGCAAGCTTGATGGAATCAACAACGGTCTCTGTGATGGATTCTATGCAGTGAACAACGGTATGCTTACCGGATTCAATGGAATCAACACCAACATCATGCAGACTGGTTTCGGAATCCAGCAGGCAATCAATGCTGATACTGTAGCTAATATGCAGAACACCAGTGCTTTACAGGCACAGCTTGCGAACTGCTGTTGCGAAACCCGGGAAGCTATCCAGAGCGTAAACTACAACATGGCGCAGAATACCTGTGCATTGCAGAATACCATGAACAGCAACACAAGAGACATTATTGACAGTCAGAATGCAGGGGCAAGAGCGATTCTTGACTATCTCTGCAATGAAAAGATTTCTAACCTGCAGGCCGAGAACAATGACCTCAGACGTGCCGCTTCTCAGGATCGCCAGAGCGCACTTCTCACAACTGCAATGGCTTCACAGACACAGCAGCTCATTAATGCGATTAATCCGGCACCGATTCCGGCATATCAGGTTCCTAACCCGAACACATATTACGGATGCGGATGTAACACTGGATGCAATTGCTGATAACTTCATATCGAGAGTATCTTTCGATTGATTTCGGATGTCGGCTTATGCCGTATTACACAGAGGGGCAGGCTGAGACCTGTCCTTTTGTGATATGAAAGGGGTAAAAATTATGGCAGAATTTACAAATGTAGCTGCTCAGACTGTAGCAGCAAAAGGAAATGTGGTATTTTCAAACACTGCAGTTAAAGGCTCTAACTGCATTCAGCACAGAGAGGGAAGCGGGATCATCACTCTGAGAGGACTTACTAACCAGTGCAAGGCTAGATTTTTTGTGGATTTCTCCGGCAACATTGCGGTTCCAACTGGAGGTACAGCTGGGGCTATCTCTTTGGCGATTGCAATCTCTGGCGAACCTGTATTATCCTCCCAGATGATTTCTACACCGGCAGCAGTAGACCAGTACAACAATGTGTCCACAGGCATCTATATTGATGTACCTCGTGGATGCTGCGTTAATATCGCAGTAGAGAACACAAGCGATCAGGATGTTTCTGTTGTGAACGCAAATATTGTCGTGACCAGAGAAGCGTAGGAGGTGTGATTATGAGAGACATTAAAGACTTATGCGCAAGAATCGAAGATGAACTATCCAAAATCGCTGATAATGGGCTGAACACTGGAAATCTGGAAATGACATACAAGCTGATTGATATGTACAAAGATATCAAGAACACTCAGTACTGGGATAAGAAAGTAGAGTACTACAACACTGTCCTTGATGAGATGCGTAGCGGCTACAATGACGATTACAGCGAGCGTGGAAGAAAACGTGATAGTATGGGGAGATACAGCTCAAATGATGGCAGAATGATGCCGGATTACGACAGAGGCAGTTCTTATGCCAGACGTGGTGAGCATTATGTCAGAGGACATTACAGCCGTTCTGACGGACGGGATGCTTATGACGATTACATGACACAGAAACAGAGCTATCGTTCTGGCAAGTCTGAGGACT